TTTTATGTTGTTGTTTTTTTCGCGCAATTTGATTATATTTGCAATACAGAATGAGCGTCTGGGATTCCCTTACAGTTGATGACTTGCCTAACGAGGACTTGAAATGGGTCGCGAAGTCCTTGGGGCTCGATGTCGCCAAACGTATCTGGAAGAAGTTCGCGGGCAACCATGTAGCCTGCCCAGCCCGGATGACGCCCAACGCAGTGCGCCGCTACATGCGCGACAATTTCGACAAGCCCGTTCACCAGCTTGCGTTTGAAACGGGTCTCAGCGAGCGAACGATCTACAGGTATATGAACTTTGTCGAGAAGAAGCCCGAGCAGTCGGGGCAGCTTAGCCTGTTCTAGGGTCATTTGATTCCCTCCGTCAAGTGTTCCAAAAGTGTTTCCTTGAAACCTTCGATGTCTTCTGGCTGCACCACCATGTATGGGCGTGCGGGGATGTTCGACCCAGGGTGGTGGACCTTTCCGTAGAATACCTTTGTTCCGTTACGCATAAAGGCGAGCGCCTTGTTATTCCGATGCCATATATCGTGCGCACTTGTCTTGCCGCCGAAGTTGAGTATGCGGGCGTAAACCTTGTTTGTGCCAACCGTGGCACTATTCTTTGTGCTAGACTTGACGAATGACCCCGACAAGTTCGACCCACCTGTTCCCCTTGATATCAGGCGGCCCTTGCCGTACTTGCTGATTACCCACTTCTTGTCACCACCGATAAATGAGTCCTTGGAGCTGTAACGACCGCCTACCTCGAAGTTGTATTCGATGGAGCTTTGCAGGTCCTTGGCGATGATTTTCATTGCCGTGGACATGTCATTTGCCTTGTTGTCGATGCCTTTTAGCGTGATTTTGCAATTTTTGTCATCGATTTCAGTATTTATCATTTGCATTTCTCCAGAAAAAGTGGTATATTAGGGGTATAGAATGTTCGAGTAAGTGTAAATTCCGAAACACTTGGGTCACGTACCGAAAGGCAACGCACCCTATGGTGAGGTAACGGGCCACCAGAACGTTCTATTTTTTTATTATCGTGTGTCTCTTGAAATCACTGTCATCTACAATTAGTCCTGTCGTGTAAGTCATCGTATTGTACTTCGGGTCTTTTTTGAACACCAGCTTATTTCGGCACATTTTGCCATTGTACCTGAATGGCTTTGAAAAGAGAATCAAGCCGTCTTCAAGTTGACCGGTTCTATAGGTCGGTGTGTATTCATCGATAAGCGACGGAAGGTTTTCGAGTGTTGCCGTCGTGATGCCGACGTGTCCTTTTTCATTTCGCCTTGTATGCCTGATTCTCCACTGGTCGAATGTTATAATCGGGCTGTCTATTTTGTAGGCGCTCTTGCAAAATTTTTCCTGCACCGAGTCGAGAAATCCCATGGCTACATACGAGCTTCCCTTTCTATCGACGGCATCAATCGGTGCATCGACTCTCACCATTTCCTTGAAGTTCTTCTGTATTTCCTGCTTTTGCTGGAAGGTGAGGGCGTCCCTTGTTTTTTTGTCATCGATCATGTCGATGGTCTGTTTCAGATATTCCTGGTGTCTGTAGCTGTATGCTCCGGGGGCGTAGTCCCAGCCGGCATCGGGGTAAATTTCCTTGCCGCCGACCTTATAGCCGCGAGTAGTTATCTGCTTGCCCTGAATGGTCTCGGTCTTGCTTACAAAATTTTCGGGCTTGCTCTTTTGGACGACTTCATCGGCGGGCTTCCCGTACAGTTTCTTGATGCCCTGCTTTGTGTAGGACTTTGTTGAACAGTGACAGTTCCAGCCCTTGTGCCCGAAGAAAACTTCCCAGAACGGGTCGTCGTATCGGAGAACCATATTGTGCAGAGCCGCGTGGCTTTCTCGCGGGTGCGGGTTCAGCGGACCCTTTGGAATGGCTACGAATCGCCAATACGGTGCGATGTCGGCCTCTTCCATCATCTCCTTGTATTTGCCTGCATCGTATGCGGTTTTCATGTTTGTGCCGTATATAGTCCTTAGACGGCGCTGGTCCACTACGATTGGCTTCAATTCGCTTGTTTCGGGGTTGACGGCGTTCACATCGCCCCACCATCCCCTTTTCTTTAAAGTCGGAATGATATCGTTCGCAAAGTCCTGATAGGAGGTTCCGTTCTTTATCGCGGCTTGGATAGACTTCTTGATGTCTTTTACCAATGCAATGGATGTCGCCTTCGATACGACGAAAACCCTGTCGTGCTGTTCACGCATGGTGTCCGTCCAGTCCCAATGACCGAAAACATCCTTGGGTCTTTTCTGGGCTTCCTTCGCAGTCAATACCGCCTTCACCTGTTTCTGCTTGAAGAAATCGATGGCATTCTTTGGCTCCATCTTCCAGGCGGCATTGATCATGGCTTGCAGTTCGCTTTTATCAGGCATCGACACGGCCCTGCATTTCGGAGAGCAGCAGGCACTTTGTCACTGCATCGTCCATTTTCTTGCTGCTCAGGTTTGGGAGAATCTTGTAGAGCTCTTCTTCGAACTGTTCGTAGTTGCCGCAATGTTCCGCAAGGTCGATAATCGGCTTTGCAAGTTCTTCAATCTGTTCCTGCAAATCCTCTGCGGAGAGGTCCTGAATCATCTTCTCGATTTTGTTTTTGACGCTTCCTTCTGCGAAACAATGACAATCATCATATTCGGCGAACATGCCGCCCTGCGGCTGGACTTCTGTCATTTCGAAATACTTTTCGTCGATGCCGTAAACGTCGGTGATATACTGGGCGTTGAACTTTACGCCGAGCTGCGTGAGTTTCGCGTCGCGTTCGAGCCTTGCCTGCTGCATATCTTCCGGGAGAATGATGTTCATCCAGGGGATGACTTTCTCGGTGGGCCAGTTGATTTCGTAGATCCAGCGGATGAGCTGGTTGATGCTGGATTCGACCATGGCGGCATCGTCGAGTGCGAGGTCCGAACGGACATCGTTGTGGACGGTGGCCATCGCCTGGGTTCCGCCGGAACTTGTCTGTTCGGTGGTGAGCGTTTCGCCGAGCCACGCCTTGGATATTTCGGAGTCCGCCCACTGCACGAGCTTGCTGTGGATGTCGCTTGCGGCTCCCGAGTTCGGAGAAAGGAGCTCGACGGAGCCCGTGTTCGGGAATACCGCCACGGCGTCCTGCACAAGCCCGGAGAGCATCTTGAGGAAGGTGTTCTGGTCCTGGACGGTTGTTCCTGCGGGGACCTTGCCCAATGCTTTAGGGATGCCGTATTTTTCGACGAATATCATCCAGAACTTGAGACCGCCCTTCTTGAAGGTGAGCGGCCAGAAGCAACGGGAATAGACAGGCTCGCCATAGGGGTTGCTTGCTGTTGGGCGGTTGCGTGTGACCAGGAACTTCTTGTCGGGGACTTGAGCGCGGTTCGTGTTCTTGTCCTGGAAGAGCAGCTCTCCTTCGTCGTCGAACTTGAACCATTCCTGCGGGCGGTCCTTGATTGCGGTGGGGAGTATGAGCGTGCCCATTTCGGTTTCTACCGCGTCCCACACGATTTCGTGGACGGCGTAGCCGTAGCCATCGGCTTCGAGCATCTGCGATATGGTGTTTCGCAGTTCGAGGTTCCAGAGGTATTCTTCCAGCATCTTCGCCTTCTTGGCGTCTCCCTTGCTTCCGTCGATTGTCCAGGGGCGGCTCGTGATGGCGGCGAAGCGCTTGTTCTTCACTGCGTCGAGGTGGCTGTCAACAAAGTTGCGGTAAACCTTGATGTTGCCGCCCTGCGCCTTGAGGATGGGGTCGGGGTTTGGCAGGTAGTCTTCGCCCGAAACGAATGTGGCGAGCGCACGGGTGGCCACTTCGGTCGCCAAACGGAGTTTTTCACCGTTTTTTTGGTTGGTTTCGGGGTGTTTTTTGCTCTTTTTGCTCATGCATTCCTCGGTGGTTTTCTAATCTCGTTGAAAAGCCGTTCAAATTCGTTGAAAAATGATTTTCTAAAGTCGGACGAGTAAACACTAGGGTAAACGAAAAAACGGCTTAGAAGTGCGTTTCTGCGCGTTTCTCAAAATCCTCCGAAATCGATTGCTTCGTGTTTGAAGGGATTTTCGCTTTGCACGAATATCGGACCCGCTTCGCTTGCGTTTTTGGCGTGGTATGCGAGGGCCGCTGCCCAGAAGAAGTCGCCGTGGCCCTGCTCGGTGCTCGCTGCGTCGTAGCGCACGTTCCCGGCGGCGGTGACGATCTTACGGACGGCGTGGATGCTTTCGGCCTGTTCGTCCTCGATGCGGCCTTCGATTCCGGGGAACTTGGGGCATTTCTCGATGACAATCTTTTGGTCTTCGAATGCCTGGAGCAGGTTGATGGCGAGGTCTGCCTTGACTGTGTTCGTGAAGAGTACGCCTTCGACCTTGACAGTGCCGAACTTGTCCTGGGCGCGTTCGGTGAACTGGTCGCCCACGCCGGTGCGGTCGATGCAGGACCGCACGAGGTTCGGGAGCATCAGGAACCTGTAGAGCTTCTGTTCCAGGTAGCTCCATTTCTTGTTCTGGTAGGCCTCGACGGCTCGGCATACGAGCGTGCCGCCTACATCTTCGAGAACGTAGATGACATAGAGGTGGCGGTGGCGTGCCACGTCGCAACCGAGATATAGCGGGCCCTTCGCCTTTTCGAGCCCGAGAACTCCCTGGCGTTCGCAGCTGTGGATGAGGTCGTAGCTGATCATGGCCTTGGATTCGTCCTGCGGGTTGCAGCAGTATTCCTCTTGCCATATCGCCTCGGTCAAGCAGCCTTTGTGTTCCTGCTCCAGCCATTCCTCGCGTTCTTTCCTGGAGAGCTTTTTGCCGCAGATGCGGTCGGCAACGCCTTCCTCTACTGCGAGCTGGATTGGCACGGTGT